AAGTATTGTCCCTTCTTCTTTGTTAACCATTCATTCGTATTAATTCCTACTACAAGATATCCAGAGAGATCTTTTGCTCTCTCAAAGTATCTCAAATGACCACTGTGGATGGGATCAAATCCACCAGTAACAAGACTCACCTTTTTAAAAAACATTAGATAGTCATACCTCCTTCGCGTAAAATCTTCTTATAAGGACCGTCAGGATTCTCATCTCTTACCTGTTTAACATCCTTTAATAGATGATATAATCTGGCATCACCTCCAAGGGCAAGTGCTTTAACTATTGTATCTAAATCTTGGTCGTTTATAGGTAATTCCATTAGGAAAAAAAGGATTCTAGGTTTGCAGTTTTTTCCACACTCCAGCCAATCGCATCTAAGATTGCTTTCAGTGGTTCCAGAAACGCTTTTTCAAATTGTAAGTCATAATCGATATACTTGTCAAGATTTAACTCACGCGGAAAATCCTGAATGAAAGAAATAATATTCTCATGAATAATATTTGGTTTCTTCAGGTAGCAGAACTTAATCTTTTCGCCATTCTGGATAAGGGAATACTTATTATCTAACTTATGCTTTTTAACATAATGGTTATACAATAATGCACCCCGTATATGTATAGGAGTTCCTTTTGCATATATTGTAGAATGTGCTTGATACTTGACAACATCAGATGCAGACCTTGGAAAGGATATATCTTCTGGCGGAAGTTCCTTAAATTCCTTACGTGACTTATCAATAAAATCAATTACCTCATCCTCTGTCCCACTCATCATTAACTTCAATGCATCCTTAATCATCTTCCTGCATGGAGCAGGGGTTGATGATTTAACTGCCTCAATACCCATCATCTTTAACTTAGGTTCTTCATATCTGACTCCTTCACTATCCCATACATTTAAAATATATCTTTTCTTAGCAGTCCAAATACCACGGTCAGCGATATTCTCTCTCTTCATTTGCATTTTTTGGGCATAGGCGTTGACATACCCGGCCAGTTCTTCGTAAGAACCTTCAATATAAGGCTCGAATTCATTTTCACACACCGTGTTAAGGAACCTAACAACGCCCTCATTAGTTTTCTCTCTCCCCTCGTATACACGTTCAACCAAAGGACCCAAATTAAGATAAATGGAATCAGTATCTGAAGCAATAACATAATCAATGTCCTCCGTTTTTAAAATTTTATTAATCCTCTGGTTCATCTTATTCTCTATCCATCGGATAGAAACTTGACCCGACAGAGTAATTGCCTCTGCGTTTGCTAATTTATAATACCTGAAGTACTGATTGCCGATAGCACCATAAGCAGAATTAAGAGATATCTTCTTTGCCATTTGGATGTTGTTGCATCGCGCAATTTCCTTTTCCAATGCTTTACTGGGGGTCTTCTCATATTCCTGTTTTGCTGCAAGCATCCTCTTCTTAAAGACCACTCTATCACCATACATCTTATCCATCAACTCTGGAAGAAATCCCTTTATATCTTTTCTATACTGTGCTCCATTTGCACACGTTGCATATTCACCAGTAATCTCAACAGTCTGATTTAAAAGCCCCTCAACGCTCGCGCTGGGATGTCTAGCCTCCCTGAGTGTTTCGGGCGAGATGTTGTACTGCATAATAAGATGAGGATACAGACTGTTAAGGTCAAAACTAACAACCCAATCATATTTTCCCGGCTTAGGTTCTTTAACATATGCTCCAGCATATTTTTCATTTTTCTGAGACCTGTTCTTTGGTGGAATTACTATGTTCCGTTTCTTCAAATAGTTATAGATTATCGTATCCCACATACGGACCTGATAGAATACGTCATTATAATTAACCTTAGCATCATACGCCATCGTAAGTGCTAACTCAATCAATTTCATCTTGTCTTCCAAACGGTCAACAAGTTCAACGTCAATTATATTATACTCAATAAACTTCTG